GTATAGTTATATATATATAATCAATGGTTACAATGGTTTCCCATGGTTGTGGTGTATAGTACCATTAACCAAAACTCATTTTCCTCTGGTTAATATAATGTATAGTTACCTATTTTAATCAGTGATATCAAGTACTTAGTATTTAACTCGGTGAATGTATAGTTATGTAGTGTAACTAGTTCTAGAGTATATGTGCAATAACCTTAAGTATTCTATCACCTATCTATACTACGACCTATGTACTACGATCCTATATATCTCGCGCTATGACCTCCCGATGTATGGTTCTTGTTATTAACAAAGAAAAAAGGGGGAGAGACCCCGCTTTGTCTGCGAGGCCTTCTTCCTTCTGCTATCCCCCCGTATATTTGTAGTGGGAGAACATCTTAAGATCATCAGTGATCGACGTCCATATACCGTTCCCACGGCACGCCCAGTGAGGGCGGATGGGTTCGGCGCGGGTGTACTTGGTAGTTGGGTCTACTGAGTCACTGGCTAGCAGGTCGAGTAGAACGTCGTCGGCGTCGGCGTCGACGCCGCCAGTAATTAGGTCGTCCATAGCGTATCTCCCCAAAATAGCGGGGGCGGCACAATGCCGCCCCCGGAAGTTAGGCCAGCCTGCGGAGCTGGATGGACGTCGTCCATCCCCGCAGTTGAAGGTCGACCATCTTACGCTTGGCCGGCACAATGCTGGTGAACCGCCACTGTTGGCGGTTCCGCCACGTCATTCTACCCCGCCCTTCGGGAGGCGGAAGGAGGGTAACTACGTATTTAGCTTTAAGCATATCGGCTCCTTAGTAAGAGGGGTAGACCCCAGGGATGTTGCCCTGGGGTCCAGTAGTCTAGAAGGTGTCTAAGAGATCAGGCCTCTTTTAGCCCGCTTAAGCGTCGTGACCCTCTTCGGGGCCTTATCGCCAGCGTTGGACTTGTAACCGGCATTCTTGCGCTTCACGTCGGCGACGAAGCCGAGTGAAATCTTCCAAGAGGGGTCGTCGTACTTATCGTTATGGTACTGGTACGCGTACACCTTGCCGGCGATCATGCCGTTCGCAACCGTCTCGGGGTTCGTTTGACCCTTACCGATCAGGTAGAAGGTTCGGCCGGCCAGCTCATCCAACGACGCGAGGATGGTCTCACCGAGAACTTTCATGCCCGCTTCGTCATTCTTTACGAACTCATCGATCTGAGCCGCCTTGTTGACGAAGATTTTATCCGAGTGGTCAGGCTTGCCTTGCTTGAGTTCGGCAGCCGTGGGCTTTGTTGGCGTGTTGAGTGCCAATGGTAGTACAGACAATACATTCATAATGAATGCTCCTTCTAGATACCCCGACCGAACCGGACGGTCCGGCCTTTGGGGTTCGTGACCCCGATACAGAACCCTACCCTCTGGCCTAGAAGCTTGGCTCTTGCCGGATGCCGTGTGTGCCCGGTGCGTGGTAAGTGTCTTTTGTGTCTGTATCGACAAACCCATTAGAGCATTTTGTGCATAGTTTGTCAATAGTCGCAAAGTATCGCGGAAACAAGCCGTTTTCTGAGCATAGTTATTCTCGCGCCTTGCCTTGCCTTGCTTTATATTTTCCCTTGTGTGCCGCGCTCACCAACGCTTTGAGGGGGGGCACCTGGACTGCGTGGCGCGACCGCCCCCCTATAGGACCAAACCTCTCATAGCAAGACCCAAAAAACCAAGCTGTATAGTTTTACCTTACCTTTTTCTAATATGCATAGTTAGGAAACGGGCAGGCCAAAGTGCGCCCCCACGCCATCGCCTGGTTTTATTTCCCACTTGACGATGCACTCCCCATCTGCGTAGACTTCACATGGTTTTGCAAAACCCTCTTACCCTATAGGAGTACCCGTCATGGGCGCTAATGCGACAAACGCAGAAATTGTTACACTCGATGTAGTTGAGACTCTCAAGACCGATGGAGAGGTAGTAACCTCCCTCGACACAGTAGAAGTGGTTACGACGACTAACGTAATCACGGCGGCTGAAAGCGGGCGGACTTTCGTTCTCAATAGCGCGACCGCATTCGTATCAACCTTACCGGCCAAGGCAGCTGGCTTGCGCTATCGGTTCTATGCTGGTGCGACACAGGTTACGGGCGGCAACCACACCATTGTTTGCTCGAACGATGACAACACCATCTTCGGATCTGTTACCGTGGCTGGTGTTTTGGTTGCGGGAACTGTCGAGGGCAGCATCAATTTTGTGGCCGACACAATGCTCCCCGGTGATTGGTGTGAGGTGTACAATGACGGAACTAATTGGTACGTCTCGGGGCAAGCCACCGCGTCTGGCGCGATCACGCTCACTACCTAATACTTGATACGCCTGTACCAGTTGAGTGGGGGGCTTCGGCCCCCCGCTTGACACGCGTGATAACTTAGTCCAGGCTGCGTAGCCATGAGCCTCTTACCCGCCAAGCACTACAGCTGGTCTGATCGCCTGGCCATGGACATCGCGCTTGTCCTTGAGCACTCGGGGGATTCCCTCGATGAGGTGCTTGCCCGTCACGAGCTGACCGCGGACGACCTGGGGCGTTTCAACTCCGACTCGGTATTTCTTAAGAAGGTGGGGTTCCTGCGCGGGGAGGTCCGCGAGAAGGGTATGACCTTCCGGCTCAAGGCGCGTGCTCAGGCCGAGGAGCTGCTCACCACTAGCTGGACGCTCATCCACAGTCCGGATGTCAGTGCGGCGGTCAAGGCCGATCTCATCAAGAGCACGGTCAAGTGGGGCGGGCTGGAGCCCAAGGGGGATATAGCCACCGACAGTGCAACAGGTGTCAGCATAACGATTAACCTAGGAGAACCAGTTGCAGCGGGACCGTCCCCAAAGATTATCCAGCATGTTGACTGAGTTCGACACCTATCATGATGGGTGGCCTGCGAAGGTCTTCGCTAGTGTCGTCGAGGCAGGTGCCTTCACCCGTGGCCTGACTGAGCTGGAGGTTAACTTCCGTATTACCCTCATCAGGCCGCGCAAGAGCATTGGCCTGCCTATGCAGACTGTCGTGCTGCTTCTCGATAGTATGGATGAGGGGATGTATCACTAGTGGCCCACGAGATAGACTTTACACCGACGCCTACTTGTCAGAAGTTCATGGTGAGTGACGCGAAGATGCGGGTCCTCATGGGGCCTGTCGGGTCTAGCAAGTCCGTGACTAGTTGCTTTGAGGTGGTGCGTAGGGCTAGTGCCCAGCTCCCCAACAAGCAGGGTATACGCAAAACACGTTGTGCTGTGGTGCGCGAGACGGCCAGGCAGTTGGCTGACACCACCATCAAGACTTGGCTGGATTGGTTCCCCGAGGGGGTGTGCGGGACGTACATGCGCACAACCAAGACGTATCTCTTCAAGGTCGGAGATGTCGAGTGCGAAGTGATGTTCAGGGCTCTGGACGATGCCGACGACGTGGCTAACCTTAACTCCCTTGAGCTGACGTTCGCATGGTTCAACGAGTGCCGTGACATGCGGCCTGAGATTATCGATGCCATGTCCAAGCGGGTAGGGCGCTTTCCATCTAAGCGTGACGTTGGCCCATCCTGGTTTGGGATGTGGGGGGATACTAACCCTCCAACGCAGGATACCTGGTGGTACTATCAGATGGAGCACCTTAGTCCGGACGATGGGGTCAGTGCTAATGACAACGGCTGGGATGTGTTCAAGCAGCCCTCGGGGCGGGGGCCTCAGGCAGAGAATATCGAGAACTTACCGGAGGGGTACTATGATATTCAGGGTAGGAGTGAAGAGTACGTTCGGGTCTACGTCGATGGGGAGTATGGGCTTAGTTCAGCTGGCCAGCCTGTTTATAAGTACTTTCGTCCTGACTATCATATGGCCGATTCTACTCTGGCCCCTATCCTTAATGGGGTTCGCCCTATTGTGGTGGGGATGGACCTCGGGCTTACGCCGGCGGCGGTTATTGGCCAGAATGACCCGCGAGGGCGTGCTCTTATCCATGCCGAGGCAGTGAGCTTCGACATGGGGGTGCAGCGTTTCATACGCACTATCCTGCGCCCTCTCCTCTATGAGCGGTTCGCTGGGGCGAACATCGTCATAGTAGTGGACCCCGCAGGGGTGCAGCGAGCACAGACGGACGAGCGCAGTGCTATTGATATTATCAAGGCCGAAGGTCTTAAGGTTATGCCTGCCCGGACCAACAACCCGACGGCACGGCTCAACGCGGTGGACGAGTACCTCATGCGTCACGTCGATGGAGACAGCGCGTTTCTGGTTGACCCCAGCTGCCTGGCGCTCAAGTCAGCCATGATGGGCGGTTACCGCTTCCACCCCAAGACGGGGGCCATTGAGAAGAACAAGCACAGTCACGTTGCTGAAGCACTCCAGTACCTCATGCTCCACATTGCCTCCATCTCAGATGGTAACGTGTTAGCGCAGCGTAGGGAGATCCAGCGGGTCAGTGCGGCAGGGTGGACATGAGACGCCATGAGACGCCATGAGACGCCATGGGTTGACATAGGACGGTATAGGACGGTACTCTCCACCCTGGATCCTGGACAGATCCATCTTCCTTGTTGGGTTTTCTCCACCCAATAGACTTCCCCGCCAGGTGCAGCCTCCCCCCTGGCGGGGGTTTTTTGTGTTGTGCATTATGTTCTGATCTGTCATACAGGTAGCTCCTGAATTTTTTGAGGGGAGATTTCTGTGGCTGGTCGTAAGTATTCCAACCAATCCCCCAAGCGCACACTCTTCGGCGGCGGTAAGACGCATAAGGGTCTCTTTGGCTTGGGCGAGAGTGATGCTGATGTGGAGGAAGCCAATAGGCGGCGTAAGGAAGCTAACGACCAGGCCGAGTTTAAGCGGCGCATGAAGGCAGCTCCTAACGACGCTTCTATCCATTCGCTTTCGAAGGGATTATTCAAGTAATGCCAACAGGACCCGTCTTCCCCACAGAGGGCGTTCGTTTCTCCGACAATCCCAAGATGGATTACAGCGGCCTTAACGTCCGTGAGACCACGCAGATGTGGATTGGCGGTAAGACGAAGAAGGTCACCGGCCCTGAGATCGCCGGCGGTGATGTTCGACAGGCTGCTCAGGAGGCAGGCATTACCCATGGGGTAGTCATCACCGACATGGCCAGCCTCAGGAAAATTACTGCCCTGATCGCCAAGGGCGATTCGTTACATGGTGCTGCTCATAACGTGGCTCGTGAGTACGCCTTCGAGATGCGTGGTGAGAACAAGAGCCACCAGGAAAGGCCATACTGATGGGTGATAACCCCGGCACCAAGGCGAGAGAGAAGCGGGCGAGGACTCATTCCAATCGTACGCCTTCTGTGGGTACGAGCATTGGTAATGTTGCCGATGGCTTTCTTTCAACTGTGGCAGCGGGGGTGGCTATTCCCTACGACACAGTAGTAAGTGGTTTACCAGAGGCGGACAGGAAGTTCATGGATCGTCTAGGTAAGTCAGGTGCTCGCATGAGAAAGCGGGTCAAGGACGATCATGATCGTCGGTATGGGAAGGAGAAATAGATGGCAGGTCGCACGTACAGCAACCAGCGGGCTAAGGTAGCAGCTGGGCTTAAGAAGAAAGCGAGCCCCTTGACTATAATGCCACCGGGTACTTCGGCGACCCAACGGGCTGGGGGTTCGATGCCGCTTGCGATGGCGCTCGGTCATTACACTAAGGGTAACACGCGGTTGTCGGACTATGGTAAGGAGAAAAGGGCTGCGGTAGCAGACAGAATCAAGGAGAAAGCAAGCCCTGGTAGGCCCACAGGCAAGAACTCTAAGCTTGTGGCGGGTGTCAAAAGCAGGGCACAGGGTAGGGCCGCCTCTGGGGGGAAGATGAAAGCTACGCCTACAAGGAAGAAGAAATAAATGGCAGGTCGTACATACAGCAACCAGAAGCCTGCCGCTCGTATTGGTGGCGGTGAGTTCTCACGGGCCGCTTCGGCTGTTGGCCTCCCTACAGATAATGCTACGCTCAATCGTATTGTTCAGTTCGTCAATCAGGGGCTTTCTGTAAAGGCCGCTGCGAAGAAGGTAGCAGGGGAATAAGTAGATGGCCAGTGATGCGGACAAAGCTTTC